GTATAGAGTGGAACATTAAGCAGCTTCGCCGCATCCTCGATCAGTTGTTTCAGTTCGTCATTCATGCTTGCTCTCCTTCTTTCATTGCGGCGTCTATTGCGGCGTCGAACTCTTCCGCAGTTGGTATGTCGCCCGGATATTCGTACAGTTCCTCAAGTGCTTCGGTATTGTCCAAGTTCTCGCGTAGCCACCGATACCGCGCAGCGTCTTCCTGTGCAGCGGCGAGTTGTGTAGTATTGGATAGATAGGCGTCTTGCGTTCTTTTGTTCGCCATTATGGATTCAGCAAGTTCTTCCCTGAGTCGTGCGTTCTCGGCTTCGAGTTCGTAACGGCCACATCCCTTGGTTACACATGGATTAACCGGCATCACGCTTCTCTCCTAATTGGTGCCGGGGTGATCCGCCCAAATCACAGATTCGCAGGCGTTGCTTCCGGCCTCTCGGCGAACGTGGAATGCGGCATATGGGGCAATCACTCCCTTTGGAACGATGCGCTCTACATAGCGTTTGCACTGTGCCGCAGACGGGCATTGCTGACCGGTGCAACGGGCTGTGTCATAGGGGAGATTCATTCTTCCGATTCCTTGATCTTGTAAATCCACACGTCGCGCAGACCGTTTTGCTTTTCGACAGGGCGCTTGACCGATGTTCTCGAAACGACGCCAGCGCGAACTAGACCGCGAATCGAATCATCAACTCTCTGGGTATATACGCTGAGTGCGTCGGCGATCTGGCGCGAAGTCAGGCCGTCAGGATGACCGTACAGAGCGGTCAATACCTCCGCTTGCATCGGGCCGCGCCGCTCCTGCTTGATGGCCGAATTGACGCGGGCGATGGCCTGTGATCTGGCCGCGCACGACGAAGCGATTTGTGCGAGTGTCGGAATCATGCTGCTTTCCTCATGAGGGTTTCGATCAGTTCCTGAACCTTGGCCTCCGCTTCGATGACCGACGACTTGATTTCTTCGATCATCTTTTCATCACGGATGACGCGGATAATCAGAAGGCGGTGCGACTCTGGCGCGTCCGGGTGGTATGAAACGAAATCCCACCATTGCCGGCCAGTGATCCACATGCAGCCCTGAACTTGTGGCATGTACTCAACGGGAACGCCATCTAGGAAGCGTTCAAGGTGAATCCTGAGACTCTTCGGCGACTTGATTTCAAGACCGCCGTCAGAATCAATCAGGCCATCAGGAGAACAGCCTGCGTATCCTATTTCCGTGTGCTGAATGAAGCCCGATTCGATGACCGTGTTTCCGGTTTCCAGTTCGTAGGCTTCGCGGGCATATGGCTCGACCTCGGTTCCCCATTGAAGCGCGTAGCCAGTCGGCCCTTCGGTCGGCTTGCCGGACATGCGTTCTACGGCCACGTTCCAGATGCAGTCAGTGAAAGACTTCAGGCGTTCGCCGGTTTTCTTGTGGCGGGCGATCAGGTCGGCGAAGATACTGCCGGTGAAGCGCCCGCATCTTGCCTGTAACCATCCTTGCGTTCTTTGCTCTGCTGCTTGCGGTTCAAGTTCGTTAGACATTGGATTCTTCCATCTCACCTTCGATGATCTTTGCATCCGACTCGCGGGCTATTTGCTGCAGACGCTGAATATCGTCTTCAATCAGCGAACGATGCGACTTGTTGAGCAGATCAAGCTTTTCGTTCAAGGACTGTTCGCCTTCCAGCGTGGCGACGGATTCCAGTTTTTCGACCAGTTCCTTGTGCTTCTTGGCGCGGGTTTCTTCGTTGGCCTTCTGTGCTGCGCCAGCCCCGCCAGTGCGCGACTGCGTTGCGAATTCGATGCCTTCGTCAAGCTCAACGTTCAGATGCTGGATTGCCATGTTCAGGCGTTCGTTCTTCGGCCAAAGTTTCGAGGCGCGTTTGATGACTGTCTTCTTGCCCATTTCGCCCGGATCAGTGACCCAAGGGCAGCTTTTGCGCTTCTCAATCCAAGCCTTCCAAGCAGACGACCGATCACGAATTGCGTTGATGTCGTCGATACTCATGGCGTCGCACAGGTATTCGCCGCCAGGCGTCTTTGCCACGACATACGCGCCGATCACTTCGCCGCGATCCTTGGCAAACGGGTTGAATAGATGTTTCGGCATAGAGCCGGGTTCGCCCATCTGGAAGTTGTCGGCTTCATGCACAAGCTCGGCCTTTGCCCAAACGATAGAACCGGACTGCGTAGCCAGATCGACCAGCCCGATATAGCTAATGTCCAAGCAAACCTTCTTGTCTCGCGGCACAAGGTAGGCTTGCTTACGCGCCGGGTTGAGGCTGATGCCAATGGCTGCAACGTTTGTCACGGCATTGACCACGGACTGCCGGTTATTCATGGCAACCGAAAGCAGGTAGTCATTTGATTCAAGCTGCTGCACGGCAAAGCCGGCCTCTACTTCAAAGTTCAGCGAGTTGTTTGAAAGCCGTGCTTGGAACGTGTCACGAAGCGCATAGATGTCATTCGTGATTACTGCGATGGGCGTTTCCATTTGATGCCTTTCTGCCGTGACTCTGACGGCGAGTGTTTAAATCGAGTTTTCCCGTTGTTCCTTGCGGCGCATGTCTGCGTCTTCGTACATCCGTTCTGTGTAGCCTGGGCGCTTGTGCGGAGGCATTGCCTTCTCGGCTATTTCCGCATCAATGGCAGCTTCTTCTGCGAATCGGCGGGCATAGGCTTGATCCCAAGTCTCGCCGTCAAGAAGTGTGGTTGGCATTAGAAATCCCCCTTTGCCAGTCGCGTGTTACCAAGCGAGCAGGTATGCAATTCGCCGTTGATATAGACGCCCTTGTGATTCAGGCACGAAATCCATGCCTGTTCGATGTGGGCGGTCTTCTGCTGCGCGGCGTAGGCTTCATCCTCGGCAATGGCCTTGTCGGTGACGTACTGAACACAGATCAGCGTCAGGACAAAGGCGGCGATGTACTTTCCGACTTCCTTGCACCAGACGGCCATTCCTGCCAGTTCCCATGCGGCCTTGAGCTTCATGCGCCGATAGCGCGAGTATTGAGAAATCGACATTTCAGTAATCCCCCGAAATCAGGCGTGCGGCCAAGTGCCGGCAGCATTCGCAAAACACTTCGTCCTTGCCGAAGTGGCAGAGGGTACGTTCAAGAACCCATGCGGTTGTGCTCATGGCTCACTCTCCCTTTGCTTTGCGAATGGCGGCAAGCACGGATGCACATACCTCTGCGCCAAGATCGAATGACTGGAATGTGCCGCTTTCGTCTGTGCTGAAGTGAGCGGAAATGTCTTCCAGCGCGGCCAGCAGATCAGGTGCTGCGGCAATTAGCGTTTTTTCTTCGCTAGTTGCTTCGCTGTGGCGAGCATTAATAATTATTGCTGACCTCTTGCCCATTGGGCGCTTTCGCCACGCATAAACATGCCCGTACTGGTCGCGGAAGAATTCCAGTGTGTGCTTTCCGTTGGTCATGATTCGCCTCCAATCGTTATTCGGTTCCCGGTTACTGTTCCGGCTCGGCTCGGCTTTCGCTTTGGCCCTATCCGATCCGATAAGGGTTGGTGCGAAAGATCACCGAAGGTTTTTGTTCCGGCCTTCCAGCCGGGTGGCGCTTGCGATGCGCTTGGTCTTGACCTTTCGGCCCCGGCAGGAACCTCCCCTTGCCGATTTCTCCCTGCGTGAGTGTTCAACCGTAGTTGCTTACACAGGCTCACCGACCTTCTCTCAGGCTGTCACCGTTCTTTCGTCTGTTTCGGTTACGCCAGCCGTTTGTGTTTCAGGCCGCTGGTCGCCATTTGGTCGGCGGGTAGTTGTTTCCACAGAATTGACCATCGCTTGTTAAGTGAAGGTAAAACTTCAACTACCCGCCTTGCTCTGTACTACTCGCCTCAGTGGTTTTCCACTTCGCTCACCAGGGCAACCCCTGGACTCTCTTGCTTGGCTTCAATGCCCGCTCGCGGGTTTTGCTGATGCGTTGTTTGCGTTGAAATCATTATTCGACAAATTGAAACACAAGTCAATAAATATTTATCGACAAGTCGAAATAGTTTGGTATGATTCATCCTGTCGGTGTGGCAACCGGGCAGCTAGTGCTATAAGTCTGATATTGCCGAAGCGTTCTTCAAGGGTTTTCATTTTCTAATAATCGCACTCTTGCTTTTCGACTTGGCGAAGCATACAATTTTGACTAATCGAAAAGGATTGTGAAATGGACTGGTACAAAATCGTCTTAGAGATTAAAAAAACCGGCATGGCTCAAGCCGAAATTGCCGAGATTATTGGCGTTGCGACAGGAACCCTATCCGAACTGTGCAGCGGAAAGGTGACTGAGCCTAAGTGGTCGAAAGGCGATGCGCTTTTGGCGCTCCACGCAGAACGCACCAAGCGCAAGGCCGCCTGACATGGATGGGGGCTTGAAATGATCTCGACCCACCCAACTGCCATTCAGGAATACCGGAACATGACCGCCAAGTCGTCACACGCTGGCGTTATGTCGCCGACCTTCAAGTGCAGGACGTGCAAGGGGTACAAGAAGACATCCGGGCGGCAGCGGATATTTAACGGCTATCGCTGCGCGGATTGTTGTAGCAAGCGTGAAGTGCGCGAAGCGAACGGCTGACGGTTCGCAAAAGGAAACGGCCCCGTCATAGCGCGCAAACGCTCAGGGGCCGTCGATCAAACGGAGGTAATTATGCAACAAGAGCAATCAGTTTTGCAAACTGCCAACAGTCCGCCGCCAATTTACACGGCTGGCAACTATCACCATTTTATTTCTGCGAAGCGTCATTCGCTTGGAGATTATGGGTTTGAGGCGTCATGGATGCCGAAAGACGCTTTTGATTTTCAGGAATGGATTGTTAGGAAAGCAGTAAGAAAAGGTCGTATCGGTGTGTTCGCTGATACCGGCCTTGGAAAGACGCTTATTCAGCTTTCTATAGCAGAAAACGTAGTTCGCAAGACGAATGGTCGAGTTTTGATTCTGACCCCGTTGGCGGTTGCTTTCCAGTTCGTCCAAGAGGCTGATCGAATCGGGGTTTCTGACATCGAACATATCCGCGACGGTTCGCACATGACGAAGAAAATTGTCGTATGCAACTACGAGCGACTTCACCTTTTGAACCCGGAAGATTTTGAATGCGTGATGCTTGATGAGTCGAGCATCTTGAAAAACTTTGCCGGAAAGACGCGGGATCTGATTGTCGCTTTTATCAAAAAAATTCCATATCGCTTTCTTGCGACAGCAACGCCATCGCCGAATGACTTTATTGAGCTTGGAAATAGCTCAGAAGCGCTTGGCTACATGGGTTATATGGACATGCTCACCAAGTTCTTCAAATCGAACCAGGGCAGCGTCGATAGCAACAATCGCAATATCGGAGAGAAGTTTTACCTCAAGCCACATGCAGAGCGTGATTTTTTCGCATGGGTGAATCAGTGGTCAGTGATGATAAAGAAGCCGTCCGATATTGGATTTTCGGATTCCGGCTATGACCTTCCTCCGCTGACAACCAATCAACACCTTGTACATAACGCGAATACTTGGTGCATTAACGGGCAGACATCCTTATTTGCCATGCCTGCAAAAACAATGACAGAGGTCAGGGAAGAACAAAAACTGACGGTCAAGGAACGATGCGAAAAAGCCGTATCGCTGGCAGATGGTAAGACTTCTGTCTATTGGTGCAACCTGAACGAAGAAAGCTCTTTGCTGAAACGCCTCGATTCTGATGCGGTTGAGATCGTCGGCGGAATGTCGATTGACCAGAAAGAAGAGATTCTTGTCTCGTTTGCAAAAGGCGAGATAACTAGGCTTATCACCAAAGCCAAGATGACAAGCATGGGTTTGAACTGGCAGCACTGTAACCATACTGTGTTTTTTCCAACTTGGAGTTATGAGCAGTATTACCAGGCGATACGTCGTTTTTGGAGATTTGGTCAAAAAATGGAAGTTGTCTGCGACATGGTTATATCGGATGGACAAGAGCGAGTTATCGAGGCGCTTAATCAGAAGATGGGAAAGGCAATTGAGCTTTACGGGAATTTGGTTGAATCCGCCAATCGTGATTACAGCTTTAAAGCCAAAGAATTTAACCAGAACGCAATACTCCCGGAGTTTCTGAAATGAACGTCAAAGACCAGATCATCACTGATTCATATGCCATCTATAACAGCGATTGCATGGAAGTTCTACCGACGCTGCCGGATGATTCTATCGACCTGTCTATCTACAGCCCACCATTCGCAGGCCTGTATAACTACAGTTCAAGCGAGCGTGATTTTTCTAATTGCGAAAGCAAAGAACAATTCCTTGAACAATATGATTTTCTCATTGCCGAAATCGCTCGAGTAACCAAGCCTGGCCGTATTACTGCTGTTCATTGCACGGACGTTTTCGACAATTCTTGCCGGCTGTGGGACTTTCCGCACGAAATCATCCGAATTCATGAAAAGTACGGATTCCAGTACCGAAATCGTATAACCATCTGGAAAGAGCCGCTGAAGGTTCGTATGCGAACGATGGTTAAGAGCCTCATGCACAAGCTGATTGTCGAGGACTCTACGCAGTGCTTTACAGCAATGCCTGATTACGTGCTGATCCTGACGAAGAAAGGCGACAACGCTGTACCCGTAACACATCCGCACGGATTAAAGCGTTACTTCGGGGACACTCCAATCCTTCCTAACATCCTCCAGGCATGGAACAACGCCAACGGAACAAAGATCACCGCAGAAGAATTGTGGGAACGGCTTAATACATCGTTTTCAGACCACGAAGACCCGAAGAGCAACAAGCTTTCGCATTACATCTGGCAGCGTTACGCATCTTCCGTTTGGGACGACATCCGAATTGATAACGTCCTGCCATTCCGCGACGGCAAGGAAGAGGACGACGAGAAGCACGTACATCCGCTACAGCTTGACGTTATCGACAGACTTGTCGAGTTGTACAGCAATCCAGGCGAAGTCGTCCTTACGCCATTTATGGGGGTTGGCAGCGAGGTCTATAGCCCGGTATCTCTTGGCCGAAAGTCGATTGGAATTGAGCTAAAGGACAGCTACTTCAAACAAGCAAAGATCAATCTATCTCTTGCTGATAGCCGATTTGCCGACGAAGAAAAACTTAACCAAGTCGATCTGTTTGCAGAGGTTGCAGCATGAACCTCTGGCAACTAGCCAACGAACAGGCCAAGCAGATCAAAAAGCTCAAGAACAAGGCCAGCAAGCGCAGGCAGATCGTGCTGCTGTGTGAGACATGGAAGAAGGCGATAGGGGGTCGGTAATGGCGCGTATCAGAACAATAAAGCCGGAATTTTTCACCTCAGAGG